TCCGTCGGTAATTGTGCTAGTAGTCCATGTGCTGTCAGCCTTATAGGTTCCAGCAGTACTGTCATAATAAATTATAGACTTATTCACCTTATTATCATCACTTAAAGGAAAACTAGATCCTTGCGGCCCTTGAGTCGCCACTTCTATGACTGAACTATTGCTTTCGTCAACAGTTACAGTGTTTTTATTGGTTGTGATATTTACTGTGGTCATGCAGTGTATCCTTCATCCATATAAATAGTACCCTCTATCCAGTATTCTTTCAGTCCTGATCCATTAGTTAATAACACATCATATTTATATTCATCAGCAGTAAAGGTTGCTGTCTGAGTATCTGTCACTGTCCAAGTCCATGTCCCATTAGCTGCACTTGTTATTGCACAAGTAGCATCAGCAGCCTTAGTGGTACGTCCAGAGTCCCAAATCTGAGAAGCAATTGAATACCCCGAAAGATTTACAGCAGCATTATTTGAATCTTTCAAAGTGACAGACACGCTGTGATCCGATCTTCGTTGGATCGTCATGTCATACGTTCCAGGTGCTATTGCCATAGGACTAACGCTTTCTTAACAGTGTAAATCAAATTACATAGATTTTGCATTGTCCATGACCTCCTGCTCCATACGGACTTCCATTGTTAGCTCGACCACCGCCACCACCACCAGGGACTGATCCAGTCGAAGTCGTTCCATCTCCTCCTGCTCCGCTAGTGCCAGTTCCTCCACCACCTCTTCCTCCTCTTCCTCCCATTGAACTATAAGTTGCTGAACCTGTATTACCATTTGATCCACCTGCCCCACCAAAAATAGACCCAGTTCCAACACCTCCTGAGTGCCAAGCACCTCCCGATCCACCTGCAAAGCCACCAATAGTGGGATAAGCAGGATCGGCATAACCCATATCATAAATTTGTCCTCCATATCCTCCCCTACCTGTTTCAACACCACCTTCTCCTCCGTTGGCTTTTAGATAAAAGCTGTCACCAGTCCCTCCAAAAGTACTATTCCCTCCTGCTTGTCCTGGCTCATCATTACTGCTTTGATAGCCACCAGCACCAATAGTAATAGAAACACTTGAACCTAACTGTGAAAGAGGAAAAATTCCAAAACAACAACCACCACCACCGCCGCCAGAATCACCATTACCAGCGTCATTTGTTGCACCTGAACCACCGCCACCCCAGATAAAGATCAAAGCTAAATTACCTGTTGTTGGTTTTGTCCAAGTCTGTGTACTCCCTGTGTAATCAAACGTATAAGAATTAAAGACAGAACCTAACGCCCAAGATAAAACACCATTACCATCTGTAGTCAGTTGTTTATTTGCATTTCCACTTTGACTGGGAAATATATTTGCCTGAACACCTGCCACCGTTGTTGCCCCCGTACCACCATTTTCAATAGCTGTTAAACCTTTAACAGCAAAACCAGCAGCACTGTCAATCGTTCCTACTGAAATCCAATCATTAGCATTTGTTGGATGCCTTAATTTTAAAGTTGGAGGAGTTGTTGAAGTATCAAGCCACGGCATGTAAGGAGCATTTGCTCCAGGTGCGCTTGGTCCACTATTAAAAGTTTGTAATGCTTCAAGGTTGGCGTTTATATCACTTCTTGCTTGAGGAAAACTGACGTTTTGTAAACGTGCATCGTTTGAAGGATTAGATGAACCAGGAGTAAATTGTGCCATGTTTTAAATTGCTCTTCCGTAACCAGTCACAGTGTACATAAATTCCGTATCATATAAAGTAGTTCCATCTTTAATCGTTGCTGTAAAACCTGTTCTAGTTCTGTTTGATATTGTTGTATGTTTATTGAAGTTAGATGTTACTGTCGTAATTTGAACTTCTGGAGTAGCATAAAAAGCCTTATCAAAAGTTACGTTATAAACACCAGTTGACTGTCTTTCTTCTCCTTGACTTGCAACAACAGCACTTTCTGTTCGACCTAATAAATCTATAGTCGCCCCAAGATTATCAATTACAACTTCATAATTAGGATCAGCAGAAGTAATAACAGCTTTAACTTGAACAGATCTTCCTCTAATAATTGCAGCTTCAAATTCTGCCCATTTACCCCAAGGTGGTGAAATCGTACAATTACCACTTGTTGTTTGACCACCTCTATCTGCTTCTGTGTAACCACCGACCCAATAATCAACAACAACGTATGGATCGAAAGATGTACAAGTAAAAGTATTTGAAGCTGTAACCGTTAAAGCATACGAATTCGTTTCTCCATTACCAGATGTCACCGTTAAATCAACTAAATCTCCAGTAACAAAACCGTGATCAGTACATGTCACTGTGATTGTCGTACCACTTTGAGCGTAAGTGGCTGTCCTTGTCGCTGCAATTGAACTTGTTCTTACATACAAATCAACATTTGCCTCGTCTCCAACACCATCACCATCAAACAAACCAGAAGCACTATCAAAATTTCCAATTTGTGAATCCCAAACTGCGCCAGCAATACTTAATGAATTACTAATAACCTCTTTTCTAAGTACTGCATCATATTGGACACCAGAATGTCCAAAATCATACGTTGTAGTAAAAGCATATTCAGCCTGTTCATCTCCATCAAAATAAAACCTTTCACAGTATCCAGCATATTCTCTTTTATTTTCCGGTGACTCAGAAGGTAAAACTTCTCCTAATTGAACATAAAGATTAGGTTTTAACTTTAAGTTATCTCCTACTTTAGTCAAAGAACTATTGATTTTTTCACCACTAAAAGCAGTCTCTTCACTCCATGTTTTAACGTTTAATCGCTTTGTTGACTCAGGTAATGAAGTAACAAAAGATGCTGCATTATGAGATCTATTGCCTAAATAATCTTGTGCTTTAACAAAATACGTTCCAGCTAATAAAGGAACTTGTTTTTGAGTTGAAGCACCTGAAACACCATCGACAATTTTATTACTTGTTTGCCAACTTGCTCCTGCACTTCTAGGGTCATGCCTAATAATAATTCGACCACCTAATCTAACATCTAAATCAGAAACTTCCTGCCAAGACAAAACTGCTAAAGTCTCTGATACAGGAATCAACGTTAAATTAGTAATATCACTTGGTTCATCAGTTAAGCCAACAACACTGTAAGGAGTTCCCTCGACAGGAAGACTAAAAACTACACCACTAGCACTAATACTTTGAACCTGTATTACATAAGTTCCTCTTTTAACATCTAAAATTTCAATAATCGTATTATTTATAATCTCGGTAACAAAATTATCATCTTCATGTCTCCATCTAACTTTGTAACGATCTATTCCATCAACTCCCTGCCACCTAAACGCAATCTTAACTGCAATTCTACCATTACTTTCATATTGAACTTCACTAACACTTGAACCATCTGCTCTTGCAACAATTACTATTTCGGGTGCTGACGGAGCATCAGGTAAAACATTTAAATTTGTAATGTCTCTCTTTACTAATGGTTCATCCGCTTCAATATATTTATATTTTGCAGGATTGTGAGAAATAGCTTCAACTGTATATAAAAAATTCTTTTCTTCTTTAATTCCTATCACTCTCCAAAGAGAAGTTAACAAATCCGAACTCTCTATTATCCAGATACTATTAGGTTCGGGGACAGCCTGAAAATTACTCCCAACAATAATTTTTCCTGTTTCAATCACATAGCCATCATCCCAATAATCAGCATCACAATAAATTAATTCAAGACTTGTAATTGTATGTCCAGAATCTAAAGTTCCATCAGGTAAAACAACACTTAGAGAAGGGGCATTGCTAAGTTTAACATTACTTACAGCTCCTAAATCATCAATAATGATTGAATTAATAGTTGCAGATTTTATCCTCCCTGCCCTTCTTTCGCCTGCTTTGACAGGATCGGCAATAGAAATTATTTGTCCTGGTTTTATTAATTGAGCAGTAACTAAAGTAGAAGTAAAAGCAACAACTTCACTATTATTTTCTTCATATAAAAGCCATTTACCTAACCTATTGGCTTGTCCTCTACTTGTACATGCAAAAGCAGTAACACTCTTTTTAATAACTCCCCTCTTCGCAATCGCATCCGTATCTTTTACGACCTCATAAGCTCTATCTTTTAACACTAAATCTAAGTAAGCAACAACAACAACTGTTGGTTTGTTTTTATTACTTGCATTGGTATAAGCAAAACCTTCTTCCGTTACATTGCTTTGATTAAAGTTATAAACAGGATCAGAAGGGCCATCTTGAGCAATAGTCAAACTTCCATCTTCCCAGAAACCTTGACTTCTCATTACAGAAAGAAGTTGATTTATTACGTTATACGCTTCATCCGTTGAGTTAATTGTTGCGTTACAACTAAATCTTGCCTCCTTAATTGTCTCTACGATGTCATATCTGTCTTCTTCGCTATTCCATTCTTTTATATTATAAGTTATCTCTTTGTTTGCATATTTACTAGCACGAAAAAACGCCCATTTATCTAATTGCGAAGCATCAAAATGACTACCAAGACCAAATCTAGTATTTAACATTAACGCATATAATAACCAAGAAGGACATGAAGTCCATGTCGCAGCTTGCAACTCTCCACTCCATATAAAGTTAGTCGGATAAATTATTCTTCCTGTTTCACTATCAACTGTAACTCCTTTCGGAATCTGAACTTTTAAACCTTTAACATCATATTTTCTTGAAGGAATTGAACTGAATTGTTGTGCATCAAGCCTTACACCAATTAGAGCTGTATTTGGATATGTTTGAGGGTCAAACTTAACGGTTGTATATGAACTCCAATTAAAAGCATTTGATAATAATGAATCAGTACTGTCGTCTGTGACTCTTGTAACTATTAAATCTACAGTATGTCTCGGATATGTTACTCTATCGAATCGAACTTCGTATTGTCTGTTATAAGCATCGGCTGTTCTACCTCTAATCGTGTCATCAAATTTCTCAAAAGGACCAAATTCAGGATATTCACCATCAGTTGCAACTGTATCTTTGTATTTAATTTCTATTTTTAATCGAACATTTGTTCCTAAAGTATCTCCATTCTTATTATTAATTTTTTGAAGAACTGGAATCGTAATAACGAGCCTAACCGCATCAACTGTTGTATCTGTAATAGTCCTAACAATTGGAAAATCCTTTTTAACAGGAGTATTAACGACTGTTGGACGTAAAACAGAAGCAGAAGACTGTAATGGAATAAGAGTCTGATTAGCTGTTCCTTCTCTGTGATATAAATCGACATCTTTGAAATTATACGTTCCATCAGCATTTTGCAAAGCTGTATTGTTAAAGAAAACAGACTGAAAACCATTTGCTAGACCTTCAATCTCTCCTTCTGCAATAACTTCTGTTACGTTTGCAAATTCTCTACTATCTAAACTATCTCTATCAGTACGAGGTGTTCTATCTGATCCACCGCCACCTTTTCCACCACCAGCACCAATAATTGTTGTAGTCATGCGTCCACCTGAACAGTGTCAATACCTGCGCTGACAACAACGCTTCCTGTTATTGTACGTCCCAAAACAATAGGAACAGGAACACCAGCAGCATTTGTATTGGTGATGCCGCTAAAGTTAAACGATTTCCTCGGATCTTCCGTCTCTTCAGGTGTTTTAGGAACAGGAGCAAGCATCCCTGCTACTCCATATAAAACCAATGCAGCACCAGTTTTAAACAAAGTAGTAGCAACCCATCCAGCCTCAGCAAAACCAGCAGTTTTTATCCCTGCGAATGCAGTCCCTGCTGCCCCAGGGAGAAAAATAGCAGTAGCAATTAAAGCTATTCCTAGAATAATTTTCCCTGTATTTCCTCCAGCTCCAGCGATAACAGGTGTAATTAATATTTCTTCTTTCCCAATGGGATCGTGTAGTTCATCAACTCCTATTGATGTATCTCCTACACATACAACATATTCTCTCTCTGCCATGTGACAATCTAATCCTTCAAAGTTAGCCATTAACATCCTTACGCTTTCTGCGACATCAGCTATATCTGCGACAATCTCTTTCCTGCCTGTAAATTCAGCCAGTTCCCCATATAATTTGACCTTTCTCATGTCTTAATCGTTTACCTGTACATGATTGTAACCACTCTCCATAGCAATCTCTACAACTCAAACGATTTTGAAGATGATGCAATACATTTCCATCTCCTAAATACACCGCACAATGGTTTAAACCAGGCGATCTAATCGACATTAACAATAGATCACCCTTTATTAATTTTTCATCTTTTAATAACCGAAATCCTGTTGCTTTATACGCTCCGTCAAACATCGGAGCCTTTAAAAATTGCTCTGGATCGTCTGGTCTATCCCAATCTCTTAACTCTAATCCTTCCTGCTTGTACCAATCTCTTGCAAGAGTCCAACAATCTTGCACTGCCCAGACCCATTGCCTTGATAATAAGGGTGAAATATAAACTCCAGAAGGATTGTATGTATTCCATTTTTCCATTTTAGGACTAACAATATACCAAGGAATTTTGCCTTTGCTTGCAGCAACTTTATCAGCTTCGGATGGATGAGGAGAACTCATAGGATGACTATGAACAATACCTAATATTTCTCCTCGTTCTTCTGCTTTTGCATAATCAATTGGACAAATTTGAAACATTTGCTCTGGATATTTAGCAGTATTTCGACAAGGCCAATATATTTTTTTCCCTTTAACTAATAATAAAAGCCCACAAGATTCCTTCGGGTAAGCTTCTTTTGCTGCTTCTAATGCTGTATGTTTCCAGTTAATAACTGAACGTACCGACTCCAGGGAAGTCATCAGGCAATATCTGTCGTTTTGGTAATCTTACTCCAGCCAAGTCAAATGCACTACACATTTCGTATGAAATAACATCTCTGTTTTCCATTGATTTTCGATCTATAAAGTAAATATCTCTTGGTCTAAAATAACTTGTTGGATCGGGATCATTATCTGTACTGTATGTGTAAGGTTTACCATCAGTTTCGTTTTCTTTCGCCCAATAATCAGAATCAACATACGTTCCAACTGAACTAAAATTAACAGCGTCTAAATATTTAGCTAATGTGCGAGTTCTTGTTACTTTGCATCCTTCTAATCCATCAGGCAATAAAGAAAGAATTGCTGTAAACGTACCAAGTAAATTAGAGACAGAAATAGTAGGTCGAGGCAATGTCCCTTGACCAGTTGCTTCATACCCTGATACTTCCATTGGTATTGCTGTATAAGTATTTTCTTGCCAAACAATATTGTTACCTAATTCATTTTTTGTATTTGTAAACCTATAAACAGTTGTTTCTCCATGTTGAACCGCATTTAATTCAAAATCAAATAATTCAACAATTGTTTTATTCTCAACTCCTTGCAGCGTTTTTTGTAAGTCAAACAGATTATCCCCTACGGCATAACCTGTAACCCAATAATTAACAACAGTATATGCCATTCATTATCCAGCAGTTGCTTTGATTACAGCAAAACGTAAGACAACTGCATCCGTCAAAGCACCCGCAGTAAGATTAGTAATAGAAATAGAGGCAGAACCATCTTCAGCCCTAGCATTTAAAGCATAGTTGCCTAAAGTTCCTCCTGAATCATGGTTTAAGACAACAAGATCAGTCGCAGCAATAGATGTATTAGTGAAAGAAAAAGAAACAGCAGTATGAGCAGCTAAGGATGCGTCATCCATTGTGATAGTTCCATACTTTTTATTACCTGCTGAAACAACAGTAGTTGTTTTTACATTGCCAGTTTGTGCTGTATTTGTTTCACCATCAACCGCAGTGGTTGTCCCGCATTTATCGTTGTTTAAATTTGTAAAATTAGCGTCAACCTTTGTATGAGTCAAAGGAGATCCTTCTGTGGATCTAAGATAGATAGTGGTCATGCTTCAAAAACTTGTCTGAATGTTGCACTTATAGTAGCTCGATTTAGGTAAGGTATTGATTTTGTCCAACTATCGCATACCCATTTATAAGAAGTTGTAGTGTCAGGAGGAGTCCAATTAAAGCTTGCCCCATCTGAAGCTCTGTTATCTAAGAAGATAGAAATTGTATCTGCATCGGTTTCACTAATATTTTGCCAACGTAAACTCCATTGTTTTGGACTCTGATTTAGGCCGACGTTTACTCTGATCTCATACCCATCCCCCATGCTACTAACACGAGTTTTAGGATTATTTCTTTGGTTCGCTCCATAAGAAGGAGTAATTGAAGGAAAGGTTGCCATTATCTACGAGCTAAAAGCCCTCCTGGTCGTTGCTGATTAGCTATTTCAGCTTGAACTGCTGCTGCCAGCATACTTCCAAGTTGCTCAGCTTGCCCTCCATCTCCTTCTACTGACGAACCAGAAGCATCTACGTTTACAACTATATTTGCTCCTCCCATTTCATGATTTGGAACGATATTGCCGCTAGAACCTGGAACAAATAATTCTGGGCCTTTCTCTCCAACAATGTAAGGAGAACCCCCTGATACTGGGCCTCCCGAAGCCATTGGTTGGATACTTGAATGACCTGCTATATGACGACCAATATTTGTATCAATTGCAGAACCAAAACCCGATCCCACCGTCCCTGATCCTGAACCAAAAGATCCCGATGGTACTGTGTTACCTGCTGTCATAAAGTTCAAACCTATTCCTAATATTTTCATCTGTATTTGTTTTGCAATTATCTGTGCAGCCATGTCTAAGAAATGATCTGCTGTTCTTTGGAATAGATTTGCTAACGCTTGTTGCGCTGTCATTGAACCATTGACTATTCCCTTAAACGATTCACTGAATGATTCACCAACACTTTTTGCTAACGAATCTAATTGACGTAAAGGATCTAATAATTTTCTTAGTTCATCTTCTGGAGCCTTAATAATTGCCATTCTTTCTAACTGATCATTAAATTGTCGTTGAAGTTCTAATCTTTCTTTTGCTTCTGCTAATAAACGAGGAAAATCTTCTTTTGTAAATTTATCAGTTCGTGCTTGTCTTAATTCTTCAACACTCATTGCCCCAATACTTCCATCTTTTCTTTTTGCTCCAAATTCAAACATTCCCCTAAAAGGATTCATCTTGTCCCAAAAACCTACACTTGTTTTTTTAGTTTGTTCTCTTGTTAATTCCTGTTGCTTTTTGATTAATAACTCAATAGTTGCTACTTCAGCCTCTCTTAACCCTTTTGTTTTTAATACTTCTAACGCTGTTTTTGCCTGTTCAAGACTTGTTATCTGACTAAGTTGATTCATTTGACCAATCAAATAGGCATTATCTTTAAATCCAGCAGCCATATTAAATATTGCTTCCGAACCAAATACAGTTGTAAGTGCAATGCGAGCCGATGCCTCAAATTGTTGAAAAGCAGCTAACGCATTCAAAGCTTCGTCTTTGGTCATACCAAGAGACTTAGCAAATTTAGTTACTTGAGCAGCCGTAAAGACTGAAGTTCCACCTGTTGCTCGTATAGATACATTTAATTTGTCAACTGCCTTTCTAAAATCAATCATTTCTTGAATTTTTTGTGCAGCAGCAGTCGCAACAATTGAACCAGCGAAGCCAAATCCAGGGCTTAACGCACCACCAGCAGCACCACCAATACCACCTAAAACAGAAGCTAATCCAGATTGACCAAACAATAGGGGGAAACCTCCACCAATCATTCCACTTTGTAATGCCCCTTTACCTCTTCCTCCTATTCCACCAGGAGAAGCAAACATGCCTTTTGGATTCGCTCCCTTTCCAATTCCCCACCTTTGCATCCTATTTAAAGGAGCAGATTGAGGCCCATACTGAGCAGCCGTAAAGCCTGTACTACCAGGCATACCTACTGCCTCTGCCATCATTGTTAATTTTTCAGTTGCTCTAAGATTTCTCTGATGTATAAGTAGCCTCTTCTTCTCAATAGCATGAAGTTGTCTGACTGCTTTTACAGTTGGTAAATTTTTAAATTCAGCGTCTAATCTAATTGCTCGTTTGCTTGCTCTGGAAATAGGAGCATTTCCCTCTGCAATCATTCTTGCTTCTCTATGTTCAGCAGCCCTTTGGTTTATAGCTCTATTCCTCATCCTTACTTCTTCTTCTATTGGTGTTCCTTGCTGTCTAATACCAAAAGCTCTGTTTCTTGATGTAATTCTTCCACCTGGAAGCTTAAATAGATTTTGCTGTCTAACAACTTGCTCTTGAAGTTTAACCGTTTCTTTTAATTCATAATTTAAAGGTCGCCATAAACCTGTAGCGTCATAGGCTTTCTTTCCTAACTTATCTAAACCCCCAAGTAATCCAACTATGCCTTGCTTGGCTACTCGATTTATTTGATCTCCAAAAGCCATATAAGCAACAGCCATCGCCGCAGCAGCAACAGGCTGTGCAGAAGCAAGTGCTGATAATTTTGTTAAACCTGCACTTAACGCTCCTGTCTTTACAGTAGCTACCTCTGTTGCTTTACTGAACGGATGAAGAATCGCATTAGCCGCATCTTTCAATCCACCCATTTGATTCTTTAACCAATTTCCACCCATTGCTGCTCCCAACAAACCCCCACTCAGAACCCTGCCACCGCCTTTCGTGGTCATAAGGTTTTTGCCTAATTCAGATCGAAAACCTTGCCACCCTCTTGCACTTTTACTTAATTTATCTATTGATTTAGCCGCCATATCAGCTTCTTTCGCTATTTTTCCAAATCCTTTCTGTTCAATACGTCCTAAAGTTTTTTCAATACCTTCTAAGCTACGAGTAATACGATCAGTGGCACGTTTTATTGCCTGATCTTCTACTTTAAAAACTATAACTCGGGTATAGTCAGCAGCCACTCCTTTCTAACCCGATAAACTTCACCCTACTTTACCTTGTTTGAACCCGACTAGCAGCACCTTTTTGAACTTTATCTTTTTCTCTTTCATCTTCTTCATTCTTTAACGCAAAATAAGCTGACCATCCCATCAACTCTTCCATTGTTAAATCATTTGATAACTGAGATACCGTCATCCCTAACTCTTTGGCTAGAGAAAACATAAAATACCAAAGCTTATTAACTTTTCAAGTCAGCCTGAACTTCTTCCACCTCCTTATCCGTACCAGAATTAAGCATTGCCAACTGTATTTCTTGTAAAACAGCAGCTTCAATTTCCCGTCTTAAAGCAGCTTTATCACCATCTTGAAATAACCTTTTACTGTCTTTATCTAAAGCCTTTTGGATCATTAAAGCTAATGCAAAATCATTAGCATCATTTGTTCCTGCTTTTTTCTGAATTGATTCTCTTTCTGCAATTGTTAATGGATTCCAATATACAGTTAAGACAGTTTCACCATCTTTAACAACGTCATGTTGATATAACTGACTAACTCCAAATTTGTTGCGGAGAAGTTCAATGGCCTTAACCATAAGTTAGGATTCGATTAGTATTAATACTATACTAAGCGTTTGCAGAAAATTGGCAGGTTATTACAGCCATACAATGTGAATCGTTTTCAGTATCAAATATTCCTGGCCCTACAACATCCCTTACTTTAGGTTTGCAACTATAAGTATCAACATAGTCAGAAGCATTAACAGAGGTCATACCATCAATGACTGACTCACTAATAGCAGCTAATACTGATGTCCCTTTATTCTTTGGAACATAAACATTACATTGTATAAAACCTGAATAATAATCACTAGAAGCACCTTGGTTTTGCATCGTTGCTTGACCAAAATTAACGCCTAAAATGATGTATTTAACTGTCTTACCAGGAGTTGTATAAGCAATATTGTCATAAATCATTTTGACAGTAGGATCAACATCCGTCACTGCATCGGTAATTGCTTTTTCAAAAGCGGCTCTAGCTTTTACAAGTGTCATTGTTTAAGAACCTTAAATTTTGTCATAGCCAGTTCTAGGTCTGAAACCTGGCTCATATTCTCTTCTTAGTCTAGCTGTTTCAATTCCTCCAAACACATTTCCACCAATACGAACATCTGCTTTCTTGTCTGTCATTATTTCATTTAATCTTTGATTTAAAGAAGCAGTTCCACCACCACCTCCTGAAATGTAATTCAGTAATTTCGATTTAGGAGACATTGCAGCGTATGGAGCATATTTAACTGCACTACCAATATAAACTCTATCTTTTAATTTAAATTCTGGAACAGCATGACGTTGTTCAATAATAGGTTCATACCCTGGAGATAAAACAGTTGTTTTCTTCCCTCCTATTACTCTTGTAGTTTTTCTTATATTCTCCCACGCAGTCCCTTTTGGAGTTTCTGTTCTATTAATTGGTCTTTTATTTGCTTTCCAGTTAGAGGCAAAGAAACCTGTTAAAACAGGACTATAACCACCTTCATCAGCATCACTTGTTAAGTCAGAAATAGTAGCTTGGATTAATAAATTAAAATCAGCTTCAATTTCTGCATATAAATCTTGTTCAATCCTATTGGTCAGTTGACGAGGTAATTCTTTTTTACTTAACTCTGCTTGTAACTGTTTATAACTCTTTGTGGGCGTTTTTTTTCTAGCTTGTCTTTTGCCATTCCATCTCCTTTCTTTTTTCCTAGCCATCAGAATCTCACTTGAATTGTATGTAGATAAACCTGTCCACCACGTTTTGTATCTATATCAATAATCTGTGCAACCTTATTTCCTCCTCCATAACTCAACGTAATCTCATCTTCAAATGTAGGTTGATGATCTCCGATTAAATCAGGTGTTATATATAACTTTGCTCGTCTTATTTCCCTCCCTTCATCCTCTTCTGCCTGTATAAATTCAACTGGAACCTTTATATCTGCATAACTTGTCGTTGAAATTAACTGTTTTCCAGCAGCAATGTTATAACTGCCTTTTGCATTAACAGAATAAGTAATCGTAGTGTCTAAAGCTG